CCACATACCGCCTTTGTAAACGTCACGCACCTTACCGCCACCCTCTTTCCCCTTGGTCGCGGAACAGGCGATACAGAGCAATCGTTTTTTCTGTGTATCAGTCGTAGGATTAACCGCAGCGCGATCTAAATTGGTTATTTCGGCTAATTGTTTCGCGTCATCTTGTAGCGTGGGGCCGGTTGGCTCGGCCAGCGTCATCGCCTTGATGTCAGCAGTCTTAACAATGCTGCCACCTACCCGCCAGTTCGTCCTACCACTCACCCATGTCGCGGTAATCTTTTGATTGCCTAACGAGACTTCAATGGTGAAAGTTTTGCCCTTATCAGCGTTCTTACGTTTGTTCCGTTCTTTGGATAAAACGTCAAAGGCTTCTTTGCCAGACTTCAATGGCGGGCCATCGTAGAACTGTTGCGGGGTAAAAGTGTCCGGCTTTGTTTCTGTTTTCGGCTCCGGCTTTGTCTCCGGCTTGCCTGTGGTGGGTTGTCCGGTAGCGCTAAACAATCCCGCCTGCTCGGCAGGCTGGCCAAAGCGTTCCTTGTGTCGGTTCAGCGCAATCTCAAGAATCTCGGCCTTAGTGAATGGTGCATCGCCGAAAATGTTTTCGCTCTGCTCGGTCGGTACACCGGCCAGATAGTCGCGTAAAAACTGGGTGATCTTGTCAACGCCCGCAGCGCGGTCGTTGTTGGGATTCATAAATGCCTGTAAGATTATCCGGGCATTCTCGTTGACCTCGGAGATGTCTGACTGATTCATATAGTCTGACAGGCTCATTTTCCGGTTCTTCATGTCAGCAAAGTCTTGTGCTGCTTGCACAAGATCATCTGCGATCTCGTAATCCTCGCGCTGATCCTCCGGCAGTAGATCACGGGTCTGCACAATCCGAGGCGCTACATTCAACAATGCCCGGGAGACGGCTCTGGTGTCCTCATCTGTCGATTCAAGTTGCTGCTCGAGCAGTCCTTCCTGATTCGGATAAGCGCTTGCCAATACTGCGCCCCTGAGACGGCCCAGACCTTCCTTGGACAGCGCTCCGCCCTTGTCTACGAGGACATTCTTTTCCTCTGCCGTGGGGGCTAGAACCTCAATCGCTGACCTTACAAAATCGCGGTTCTCAGCAGCGTTGAGATCGTCTGAATACAACTGCGCGATTACGGCTGACGTTAGACGCGAGGCATCCACCTTGGCCTGCTCGGTCGCAGATAACTTAGCCAGTGTGGCAGCGTTGGCCTCTTGCGCGAACTGTACCCGCTCATCCCGGCTCATCTCGGTCGTGCGTCTTTGTACCAATATTGGCACCTGCATCTCATCCAACTGGGTACGGTCATACCCCTGTCCTTCGAGGTAGTCCTTGTACGCCTCGAACTGTTCTGGGAACTGTTTTTGTGCCAACATAATCGCCATGACGCGACCATTGCCCGACTCAACCACGTTGTCCGGGCCAATGATCGGTGCGCCTCGATCCGCGTCAGGTTGCAGGCCAAGCCTGTCCGGGTCTAGGTTGGCTGCGATCTGGCCTACCTGCGCCTCGTATGCTGCGCGTTCCCGATCCCGTGGCTGCATCTCTGCATCGGCGGGGTGCAGGTTCACCCCATCAATAACTTCCGGCACAACCTGGACGGCAATTCCGGTTTGCGTTTTGACCGTGCGTTCCATGGCCCCGTCCACCGGAGTAATACCCTGCGCTGGAGACGTTTCCTCATCCTGGCCTTCGACGTTAAACAAAATACTGTCATCTTCCCCCTCGAATTCCTGATTAAACAGTTTCTCTAATGCAGCCTTGGCCTCGCGTTTGCGTTTTAATTGCTCGGCCTCGATGGATAATTGACTACCAACCTCTATAGCAGTTCTAACGCCCCCGCCAACCGGACCCCCTGCTGCCATCCCTTGTAATGAGGCGTCGGCGTGTTGTGCTACAGATGCAGGTTTTAATGTGGCCTGTGTTGTGCCAAACAATTCCAATGGCGCTTGGACGCCTTCCGCAGCAGTCTCAATACTCGTTGACTGCCCGACCCTTCTCGGCCCTGTTTTGGCGGGCACGATCCCAACTGGATATTTGTTAAGGAATAAGCCTTGAGCGCCAAGCCGATTTAACAATCCAACACTAATTGCAAACGGCAAAACCATAGCCATATCTTCGCCATTTGGTTCATCCCGGCCTTGATTCTTCGCCCGTATCTCGGCCATCTGCCCAATCTGACTCCACACCCATAACGGGGCGTGACCTATAATCAGTGCCATATCGGGGAAAGATTTAACCCCCTCTTGCACTATCCATTTGCCCATCCCGGCAGCATCCCCCCATCCGAAGTTGGTCGGATCGGTTTTAAGTGTCTTTGTTGCTTGCTTCCAAGTTATTGCTTGTTTGCCAGTTCCCATCCACTCTTGCAAGTCATCAATCGCTTTGGCTGAAGTAGCCATGATATGTGGTATTTCAGAAGCCTCCGCCTCTTGATATTCTTTTGGGGTTCGCCATTCAAAACTGACCCCTAAAGGTGAATCAGAGTCGGGCACGAACCACGGCCCTCCGATTTTTTCTCCAACCTTTTTATCAATACCAGCAACAAAATCACCTAGTGGAACTTCTATAGCGGTGGCCACCCCCTTCATCATCTCGAGGATGTGGTGATAACCCTGGCCTGCAAGATCGGTTCGTTTAGGCGTAACAATATTCGGATTACCAATCACACCACCATAATCGGGCGTTAGCAGATCAGACCATTTCCGTTGTTGGACTATCGGCCCAGATGCTGTACCAGGATGGGGCACTAATTGACCGCTCCTTGAATCAAGAATTTCGTTCTGATACTCCCCCCCTAACCTAATAAAGCGATTGGGATGATCCGGGCTTTTGAATAGAGATGACCCGTGCCACCTATTATCGCTAGGGTCGATTGCGGGTTTAAAGCCATCCCAGTTGTGAATCAGATTGTTGTACCAGTTGCGGTAATCGTAGTGATGTTTTGGATCATCAGGGTTGGGGTTAAGACCTGTCACCTTGGAATAGTTCTGATACCACTGTTGAAACCCGGGTTCGGTGAACTTGTCTTCTTGTGGCAAGAATTGTTCCGGCTCACCCTGCGCGCCCATCCGTTCATCGTCAACATCCCCGATTGCCGGGGTAACTGTCGAAATGTCTAACTCTGGGAACAGATTAAACGCAGGCAGGCCGCTCCATTCATCGGTAGGCTCTAATTGACTAACTGTTTTCTTTTTTGAAGTTAGTTCTGGTATGTCTAACTCTGGGAACAGATTAAACCTGCCCTGTTCCTCAGCAGCCCCTGATTGACTAACTTTTTTCTTTTTCGGAGTTAGTTCTGGTATGTCTAACTCAGGAAACAAATTCATCGGCTTTTTTTCAAGAAGTTGATGACAACCTTAGTTGCCTCGTCATCGTAACCCGCTTTTTTTAACGAACCTCTCACTACCTGGATTGATTTTTGGATGTCACCTTTGTCCTTGTGGTGATCCCAAATTTTATTTACTTTCTTCATCCAGTAGGTCGGTACATAAATGTCATCCCCACCGAACCACGCTCCACCAGACCACGGAATTCTGGTTATACCCGGCTCAATAAGGGCTCGTAAAGTTTCTTCGGCGGCCTCGTCAGATTTCCCATAAAACGGACTATTGGGGTCATTGAATAAATCCTGTATCGCGGGGAATAAGTCTGTTATTAGAGCATCTGGTACCTTTGAAAGGCCCTCAAATTTTGTCGGTTTTCCATCTACGTCAACTTCAGCCCAATCACTGTTTGTGCTTGGGTCTAACAAATCCATCAGCCTATCCCGCATTTTGTAGTCAGCGGTATTTGTCCATTGTGGAGGCAACTTTTTTCCCGCCGCTGTCGTGGACTTTGCGGGGGCGGTGAATTGAATGTTGCCCTCGCCGACTCGGCTGTACCCTGACGGCAATTCGGAATCAGGCCCAAGACCGAGATACTGCTCCACCGTCGCCCTTGGAAGGATAGCGGTATTGCCTGCGCCTACATTAAGAAGACCTCTTGCAAGGTTTGACTGATTGGTGGCTTGATTCGTTGTTATTGCACGAACATTGTCGGCTTGATTCGTGGCTATTGCGCGAGCATTGTCTCTTTCGTTTTTTTCGCGCTCCTGTGTAAACACATCGGCAATTCGTCTATCCCGGGTATCTATGCCATAACCGCCGTATTTGGTTCCGGCTCCTGGCATATTTCTCCCACTGAGGATATACGCTGCCTCCGATCTGGCCTCTGGACTTGCAACATAGTTATCCCTTATTCCCTCCCAGTAATTGCGTTGATTCGCCTCTGATGTTCCCTGTTGGTATTGGTTGTAATTGCTACCGATCTGCGTGTAGTGGTAATCAGGGTTGGTCATAAGGTCTGCCATAGCCTGATGTTTTTGCTGATCCAATGCTGCCTTCGCTTTGCGCTGTTGAGCCAACTGTTCATTAGCCCAAATCTGGGAAGGATCGAGTTCTGATGTTCCGCCACCACTGCCTCCGAACAAAGTGCCTTGAAAGTTTTTCGCAGCAGCGCCGAGTCCGGCGTTGTTATACAGCGGGGAGAATGTTGAATATTTAGCCATTGGCGTTATCTCTCTAGTATTTTGTTACGCTTCCACTACGCCCACCCGAAACATTTGAATAAGTGGGAAATGATCCGTATCGACCAGTTCCTGATCTCGTTCCAAGACGACTGTCAACCGCCGGGATGTAAAGGGAATTATAGCCATAGGGATTACTGGCCTGATTACTGTTTGTTGGGGTATTCCATGAAAACATATTGTCAAACATACTGCTGAACGACGGCCTGATCTGATTGCCAAGATTAAACAATGTGGAGCCAACAAGTTTTTTGATGTCAGCATTTGGATCAAAACCAGTTTCAGTTGTCGGGTAAAGCGGAACCGGGTTAAATAATTGCTGCTCAATATCAGCAACCTGCCCACTTCTATAACTCTGACCAGCAACAGATTGCATTGCATTGGAAATATTACCGGCCCCTAAGCCAGCACCGTGTAACGCAAAGCCCGGGGCCAGTACCTGCGCTCTAGCGCCAGCCCTTTTACCGCTTTTCACCCTCTGTTCCTCCATTCGCTTCTCAAGGTCATCGGTAACAACTTTTGGTGCGTCTGTCGCGCCTTGGGTGCGAGGCATTGGTGGCGGTGGGATTTTCGCGTATTGGGCGAGAGACTCCTTTACCCGAGCCTCTATATCGTCTGGTATTGAGCGTTGATTTTCCAGCGACTCACCGAAAAGTTCCTCACTTCTTTTTCGTAACCCTTCCTGTCGGCTTATTTCATCATCGCGCAAAGCCTTTTTCGCCATGAATACGTCGTGACGTCCTCTATTCGCTTCGTCCATTAAGCGCCGTTCATCATAATACTTACGCATTTTGGCATCTTGCTCTAACTTAATGCCTTCTAATACGTCCTCAAAACCTGCCCCCATCATGCCGACCCCTATCGGCCCTTGAGCCATGTTGAACAGGTTGCTCACTGCGGGAATAACCTTCCCGAAGAAATCAAATAATTGACCCCAATCCATGATTAACTTTGCCCCACAATATTTGATGCGCCTTCACCGCCAATCCCGTATGTAGAGCCGCGTTTCATTCGGTCAGCAATAGCCTGTTTCCTTCTTTCCTGATCGTATGCACTGGTGATCCCAGAAAGAGCGGTTGCAAAAATATCACCAAGATTTGACATACTTTGCGGTGCGGCCAGTGACGCTCCTTGGGATTGTGCCAGTCCTCTCATGTAGGATGGATCATGTGCCCCTTCAGCCTGATTCATAAGTGCCATCCTTTGTGCATTTACGGCTGCTTGAGTCTGAGCCTTTCTTCTTGCCGCTTCATCAACGATGCCCTGACCGGCCTGCGTGTAGGTATCAGTCAGTTTAGCCTGCCGTTGGTTCATCGCGGAGGATTGCCCGAGTCCGGTTCTGGTGAGTGCGAACAGCAGTTCCTGTCCGGCATCCTTGTACTGATCTTCCAGTTGCGGATTTTGATAATCCAAAAATGCTTGTTGCTGTTTATCGTAAAACCCTTGGTCGAACATCGAGTCGAAAATGTCAGATACCGCCGACCTTCCCGCTGTTATTCTTCCTTGCCTGGCTTCTTCTTTTCTGCGAATTTCCTCCCGCTCTGCTGCTGCTATCGCATCCCTTTCATCTTGACGAGCCCTTTCTTCTGCTATGGCGGCTTCGGCCGCATCTTTGGCCTCTTGTGCCCTCGTAGCCGCATCGTCGTTAAAAGTCTTAATTGCATCTGCTTGTTTCGTACCGGCGGCAGATGCAGCATCTTTGGCATCTTGGATGGCCCGACCAGCCCTATCTCTGGCTCTTTTCCCTTCATACGCTGAATAACCCCCAATGATCACCGGGGCTGCTTTCGCGGCAGCGAGTGCTAACGCGGGCCCAGAATTAGCCAAAGCACCGACTGCTATTTTCGCTATTGTGGGGATAATAAGGGGATCACACATATCTATACCTCATATAATCAAAATTTGTTTTGAAAAGTTTATGTAATTTCGGCCCGTGTCACGCCAATTCAACAATACATTGTCACGTTTAAACCCAAAGAACTCTATCCACTGGTGCGCCTGCTCATAGTCTTCGAGAGACTGGCAATCCATGTGTACGATGTCACGCTGTTGCGCCCAGTGATTCAAGTTTTCACGAATTGTTTTCGTAATCGTGTACCGCATCCGATTGAACTCATCAGTTGCGAAGAATCCGACGTTGGCCCGGGTCAGTTTCTCTGGATAGCGTGACCACCCGCAGATCGCTACACGCTTGCCCCGGTCGTTGCACATCGTCCACCCATCCGCGTAATACCCAGTCAAGCCGTCCATCAAGATAGTGGCTATTTTTTTGCGGTCATCAGTTTTGTAAGGAAGACTGATTTCTTCAAAATCCTGATCTCGCATCCGGTAGGCGACATCGAAAACATCGTCAGCGGTTGTTTCGTTCAAAATCATCAGTCGGCCATTGCATTCTGGTAGTGAACAACCAGATTGGCCACCTTGGCCTGTCCGGCGTCACTGTGGGTAAGTTTCAGCCCGATATGGGTAGACAACCCTTGAAAGGCTGCCGAGCCCATACCGTAAGTCGTGTCCGGCACCGTCGCGACCAACTCGGTTTTGGTAATATCTCGCGGATCGGTCGCTACATTAACGGCCCAAACGCCATCACACGCCATGTCTATAGCCGAATATGCTTTCGTTGTTGCCGGTGAACCGGCATCGAGAAAGGGGATCGTTGCGGTAACGGTTGAAGAATCGTAAGTCGTTCCGGCATCGCCCCCATAAAGATAAAGTTTGTCATTCGTGTCGCGTACATATAATTTCTCACCGTGGACTGCGAAGGCATCTACCGTGAATCCGGGCTCATAGGTTGACCATGCCTGTACCTTAGACCCCGGGAAGTAGGAAAAGATATATACCTTAGTGCCAATGGCTAACCAGTAACGGCCCTCCCTTGGCTCGATCACGCCTTTCGCGATTACAGCACTGCTTCTGCTCGTCTGGATCTCGGATCGGATAATGTCATCAATCGGGTTGCCTACATCGCCGACGAAAGCAGCGTTTGATGAGTCACGCGCCCGCAGAGAACGTACCCCCGTTTCCGCGAGGTAAAAGACGTCGTTATCGCCGAACTGCACAACACTATGCCCCGCTATTGTGCCGGTATTGGAAAGCACCTGCACCTGGGAGTTTTTATCCGGGTCGGGATCGAGGAACCATATCTGTACAGCGCGTTCAGAGAAGATGGCTGCGTTCTGGTAGTAATTGGCCATCGCCTTCAGTTTTTCCGAACCGGCTGCCTGATTGGACATATTGACAAAACCAGCGCCGAGGCTCGCATCTAGCCATTCGGTCGGAGAGTCGATGCCGCTGAAGAACATTACGGACTCGGACATCTGGTAAACCTTGTTGCCGGATGTCCAGACAAACTCGCCCGGGGTATAAGTTCCCCCGGATGTACCGCCACCGCCCATCGAGGTTGTGTAAGTCGTAGAACTACCCCCGACAGAGGACGTTCCGCTGCTTGTAATGTCATATCCGGTCGCCGTTCCGGCAGCGACTGTCATTACAATCGAGAACCCATTTGATCCTGTGCCACTGGCACCGGCTAGAACGTGAACCTTGTTCCCAGCATCGGCACCACTGTATTCCGGGTTACTCGAGAAGGAATCCAGTTGTGAAGCAATTTTCACGGCGAAAGACGTCGTAGTGTCGTTGGCGTAACTGCTACCACCGTTCGTCACAGAGATTGATGCAACCGAGCCTGACCCCAGTACAGCCGTGCCCGCTGCGCTGGAACCACCACCGCCGGAAAATGACACCGTGGGCGCACTGGAATATCCCGATCCACCATTTGTGATGGTGATCGAGGATACCGCGCCCGCAGAGAGGTTGGCCGTGGCCGCCGCGCCAGACCCGCCCCCGCCAGAAAAGCCCACCGTTGGTGAACTCGAATAACCGCTACCACCGTTCGTCATCGTCACAGAGGCCACCTGCGCGTCAATGGTTGCCGTCGCCGTGCCGCCGCTGCCACCACCGCCAACAATCGCGACGGTTGGTGCGCTTGAATATCCTGTACCGCCAGAGTTGACGGCAATCGTGGAAACGGCTCCGCTTGAAAGCGTCACCGTGGCTGTGGCACCGCTGCCTCCACCCCCGGTAAATGTCGCCTCGGTATAGGCCATCTGCACACTTAAACCAAGTGCCTCAACACCGTTTACCGTGATGCCGGTAACAGCGCCTTTCGTGCCACCAGTGATCGTGTATTGCCCGGAGGCGCGACCGTCAAATAATTGGGTAACGCGGGAGCCGTTGTAATAGTGGTTCAAAGAGGCGTCAGCAAACTCTGCGACAGCATAAGGTTTGCCGGAATAAATCTCGGTATCAGCAACTCTTGATAACGCAGTGCTGCTGTTGGTGGGATGAACCAAACGCTGATAAGTCATATTTGACGGAGCCCCAGCCGGTAGGGTCACAGAGGCAGCAGACCCGAACACATAAATACTGTCTGCCGATGCTGCCAGTCCAACGGTATCAGACGGCAAGGTACACAATTCGACAAAGGCCGGACGCTTCTCGATCTCACCGCCACGGGTGATGTGCGCGTTCTTCAGTTCTGTCAGCGTACCTGGGGTCGAGGTAACATCCATTCGACGCCCATCAATCCCGCCTTTGAAGTTTTCAATAACAATGTAAGGCATTAGGTGATAAGAGCCCCTTTCAATCGTGGCCCATGCGAAGCCGGAGCAGCGCCGATAGTGAAGGTATTGCTCTTGGATACCCGCGCCTTAATCCGCGCATAGTGCGCCTGTGCCTGCTGAAATTTTGCCTCTGCATCCCCAGCCTTGTTTCTGGCGAGGATTTCGGCAGCAGCAAACAGCACCAGTAAATGATCATCCAAATCAGCCAAGTCGGAACTATTAACAAAGGTTGACAGGTTCCTAATGCCAATCAGACGGAAATATCCCTCCAGACTTGAAGCCGTACCGTTGGTATTTGGGATCGGCCAGGATTCAAACTGGGTATCTGAATAAATCTCCCAATTCCTTACCGGCCATCCCGTTTCGGACTCATCACTATCATGTTCGGCTAACTGATGCGGGCCGATCCCGTACTCGAGAGGTGCCCAATAACCACCGTCCTTGAACTCAACCCGCTCAATGCGGTCAACATCCATATTTGACGGTAGATTGTAATAACGCAATGACGCCGATGCTGCGATGTCACTTTTAATCCGTAAGAACGGCCATGAAAAATCCTCCCACAATCGTCGCTGTGTACGTTGCAGCAGGTTTATCAATACATCACGATTCGCAGCGCCGAGACTTACAGATAAAGAATATCCAGCCTCTGCCCTCAACTGGTCAATCAGCGAATTAAGTGTTGTTCCTCTCGCCATGTGCCATCCTCGTTAAGAGATTGCTACCTTTCTTTCAATATTCGATGTCACGGCAGGCGCATCGAGTGATTTAACTTGTGCCTCTGGTATTTTTAATTCCGAAATTTTAGTGGGTAACTGTCCGTATGGCCCGAAAGTTGTACTAACAACCTCTGGCCCATATTTAAGTTGCAGCGTTTCCCGTTCATGGTCATTTTCAATCCGGGGGTCATCTCCGGTTTTTGCGATATTCCAGATAGCATCATGTCCGTGAACACGCCTCAATATCTCTAACTCCGGCACAGTGACTAAATGAACAACTACGCTGTTCCTGATGTCTCCACCAAGATTTACCTCTGCACTAAAAATTTCCATTACGTTTTCCTCTTGCGCTTGGGTATGCGAATTAAGGGATCGGGCGGGTTTCCCCGCCCTTTCCCGGTTTTCTCGACTGCTTACGCAATCTGATAGACGCCATGGCAGTTCAGCATATTGCCAGCCACAACCGCAGTGGTCGTGATTGCGCGGTACATCACATACTGTGTTGCCGGGCGAGTCGGTGAATGACGCTTCATCTTTTCACCGTCCATATACATCAGGAAAAGATGATTCGTATCGAGGATATAGCACCGTTTGGGGTACTCAACGATAGTTGCGCCGGAGCCGGAGGTTCCTAGATCATCAAGCGAGGGATCGTACTGGAAGGTTATTCCGTTGTAATTGATCTCCCCGATTGAGATGTCAGCACCCTTGGCAAAGCCCGTTTGCGTGTAGTTGCCGTTGTCTCTCAAGTCCGTCACCAGACGATCAAGAAACGTCGAGCCACACAAGGCTATATT